AGGAACCGGATTCTTTAAACTTTCCCAGGTTCGACCACCATCTCGTGTCCAATCGGCAATCGTTTGAATTTTATCCTGATTAGCATAAATCTCTTTATAAGTTACATCATCTTTTGTTAAGACTTTGATGGTGGTTGGCTTACCGGTTCCTACTTGAGTAACATTCACATAACTAATTTTATATCCTTCTTTTTGGAGCTCGGCGATGGCTGTATCTAATTTATATTTAGAAACACCGATTTGATTTTCAGCTCCCGCGCCGACATCTAAATATCGTTTATTCTCAATTTGAGCGCGGAGCATATCGGCAGTCCGTTCAGTGATTAAAGCTCGCTCTTGCATAACTGGATCCAGTAGATTTCTAACAGAACTCTCATTAATTCCCATGCGTTCACCAATCGCAACGTTAGAATATCCTTTATCTTTAAGGCGCAATGCTTGCGCTGCATCAGCTTTTCTTTGTTCGGATTTCTCTAACGAAACCTCAGCTCGAAGTTGTGTTGTGGATATCCCCAAACCATCTGCTATCTCTTTTTCACTCATGCCCTTTGCTTTTAACTCTTTGATATGTCCACGCAAAGATCTGTCTCGCTGTTGAGGGTCGTCACCACTACCCCAAGGATATCTTCCTGATCTTCGAGGTGTACCATAATGCTTTAATTCGCTCATATGATTATTCCTCCGCTTTTAATATGTCCTCGATCCTCTGATCGAATTCTTTGATTTTAGCCATAATATACAATATTTCTTCAGCTTCAGGATTATGGACTAGAACCTCATTATACTGATACAAACGCAATTCAATTTCAATATCAGTTGGTTGAATTCCATATTCAAGACAAAATATAGCAGCATAAACCTCAAGTTGTTTAATAGAGGCTTTTGTGGTTCCGGTTTTTAAATCATGAATTCTTAGCATGTTATCTCGAAAACTAATTGCATCGGCCGTTCCAAAACAATGGGGTGAAAAATATAAAACTTTTTCTGGTTCCATTTTATAACCAATACCATCATTAACGAACATATTAAGTGACTTTGCAATTTTTGGCAGTTTTATGCGGTGTCCAATTAAGGAGGCCGCAATCTCATGAACTTCTACACCTTGTTGAACTGCCTGCCATGCTAAATATACCCGCTCGAGTTTATCTCCATCATAATTTACCCAATGATATTTAGATGGAGAAAGAAACGCGTGTATTCCATTAAGTTTTGAGTGATCGTTCCATTTCATCTAAAATCTTCTCCTCGTTTTCTGGAAATACAAATGCTGCATAAGCCATTTGACCATATTTACTAACATAATAATCTTGATTTGGGCGATGAGGAGCATCTTTATCACGTTTTGTTTCTAACATAGCCCAATGATTATTATATAAAACTAACACATCGGGGATTGCTTGAATATAATGAGGATCATTGAGAATTACCTCTGCCCCTGGTAAACGTGTTTTAATCCGTTTTATCAAACCGGTTCTGTATTTACTTTCATTCATGATAACCTTTCTTTGCCAAAAAGGACACAAAAATATACCATAAGTAATGGCATATTTCCTTCTCCTCTATTATAGGCAATGTTTTTAATGCGAACTTAAAGAGCAGTAAATCGATTTTCATTAAACTTTTTTTTCGTTTTCAATGCTTTATCAATTGCCAAATCAATAATGGATTTACTCATTAATTTGTAATAATATAAATCTGTAAACGGTGTATCTAATCGATCAATTCGGCCAGCAGCCTGAGTCATAATACGATACGAGTAATTTTGTGAAAAGAAGACTATTGTGTCGGTTTCGGTACAATTCCAACCTTCAGCTCCAGCCATATATTGAACAAAATATAACCATGAATCTGCAGATGGAACTAGATCGTGTTTGTGACCATTCCATTCACCACTAACAATATTATTTTTTTTCGCAAAATCTCTAAGAGTATCTAACTCATAATTAAAATTATAAAAAACAATTAACTTGTGATGTCTGGTCCAAAGTGATTTAAGTTTGTCTAACCGGTCTGGATCAGAGTTTGCTAACTTCCGTAATAAATAGCACAGCTTTGAAATGTCACGAATTGGTTCGTTATCATAAATATCCCAGCGATTTGTCATCAGAATCTTTTGTTGAGTTTCATCAAAATTACAAAATATAGTCTCATAATGAGATACCGTGTTGCGAATAAAGTGCATCTGAATGGTTACTAAATCCCGTAAATGAATTAATTTCGAAACTTGTAAATATCTTTCAACTTTGGGAAATTTGCTAAAACGACTATAGACTACGTGATTTCTAATAAAATCTGTTCTATTTTTATAAAAACCATTAGCAATAAATACAGGAATTAGGTCCATCCAAGTATCGGCGGGAGTCGCACTTAATAAAATCCATTGATTTTTTTTAGTAATTTTTAAAAAAGATTTTACCCAAGTTCCTCCACCAACAACACGCTGTTCATCAAATATAAAGAATGCATCTTCTACAGTTGTATACTTTTGAATATTATTCCAACTGTCAACCGCTGTTATTTCTAATGGAATATGAACGGCCTCATCTATCCAATCCAATGTGTCTCGTTTTCTAGCTGTGGTAATGACGTAAAGTTTTTTGTTAATCTTCATTGGAGAGAATGAGTCGCCCTTATGTCTAGGAATTTTGCCTTTCCCAACTTTTTCATAAAAATATGAAAGTGCAGTAAGGGTTTTTCCTGAGCCGACCCCACCAACAAGGATCGACCCAGGACTTAATCTCTCTATGGCGTCAGATTGATGGTCATAGAGTCTAAGCATTTACTACTCTTCTATGATTAAACGACACGCACCATCACGATATTCATAACCTGGTGCACATACTGCCGCTTGTGCCGAATCTGGTGGATTAATATATTTCTTTTCCCATGGATCTTCCTGAAGAGTTACATACATCGTTTTTAAATATGCCTTAACTCCATCCTTACCATGAACATTATAATTATACGGTCTAACCGTTACATCGACTCGCTCAATATCCGCCCAATCTAAAATACTTACATCTTCTTCTCGTAAATTGGTTTGTTTTCCCTCGGAATTAACGAGAATAATCTTTGGTGGATAGTAACTATATTGAACCCGGATGGACAAAATTGGTTGTGCTTCTTCGGCCGGATCGCGTGGATCTAACCACCGAATGTTCCAGCCCTCTTCTTCTAATGCTTTTGCAACATTTATATCATCCAAAAAGACAACAAAATTCCGATTACCTTGTGGATTATATTGACCTTCCTTTCCTGAAAAGTTTCTGAAACCAATTCTTGCATTTGCAATATTAATGTTCTCTGTAACGCGTGGGGATTGTTTTTTAGCCATATCTGTCTCCTTTTTATTTTTCGGCAAACTGTTCAAAGTCACCAAATTTATTAATTGTTTGAATAGCATCATCTACAAGCTCATTGAAATATCGATAGTCAATACTATTCTCTTTTTCTAAATTACTAACAACTTCGGCTTCAAGCCAACGGTATCCTTTTGTAGCACTTGCGGCATAATATTTATCATTGGTTTTGCGATATAAAAGACCACCGCCGCTACCATCCATCACTGGACAAAACTCACCAGCTCTTCCAACGAATCTATAATTATGTTCTTCTTCTGAAAGATTTTCATTCAAATCTAAATATAAAGCAGAATTTCCAGTAACAGTTCTAACTTCACATAAATCCTTAAATGTTAATGGTTCTTTACTAAATATAGTTTTAAAAACATATGGATGCTGAAATTGTGCTCCTGTTGCGGTCCATTTTCCAATATTTGTCTTCTTGGTAGAATAAGCATATTTTGCTATATAAACGGCATCATTAACAAGACAAATCTTTTCATATGTTGCTTCATGTTCAAAGTCATAACCATACTGTTTCGCAAAATCTTTACAGAAATTAATAATATATGAATCGGCATCTGGAATTTTTATTGAATCTGTCTTAATGTGTGCAACCTTATAACCCTGTTTTTGGACCGCATCTTGTAAAGTTCGCATAAATAAAGCGCCCCTTAATGCTACAATATTGTTGACATTTTTTGGGTGTTTCATAATATTTTCAAAACGAGCTGAAGTTAATCCATAAGTTGAATTCAAAGCAATCTTTAATGCATAAGACAAATCATCCATAATCGAATCATCACTGACATACTTAAGAAGTTTTCCTCCAAATATATTTTTTAATGCCTCCTTATCTCCGTGTTTAATAGCAACGCGAGCATCTTTAATATCACTATATGCATTTGTATACTTTCCAAAATAATTCATTTGGATTAATGATGTGGGGTGCATAGATGCAATATCAATAAGAGCCACATTGTTATAAATGCCGGGTTCAGCATATACATACCCACCAAACCCAATATCATCACCACGGTAAATATTTCGAAATTGTTTACCATCAATCTGTTTCCATTCATAACCAGGAAACGTTTCACTTAAATCTGTATACACGAGTTCTGGATTTTTATCCTCTCCAAATATAAGCCTCGTTACCAATTGATTTGTAGAATTATTAGGTGTCATCCCAGTTAATTCGGCCAGAATAAGACGGGCTGCCCAATCAGCTTTTCGATCCTGAAAAACGGCTTCCGTAATAATAACATCATTAACACAATATTCACCGGCCATCTTCCATTTCTCTTCTGGTACTGGCTCATCCCATGGAAGCGCAAATTCATTATGATGCAAACCCAATTCAATCCCAAACTTTTTAAGACTTTGTTTTTTATTTGAAAAATCATAAACATCGGTATAAGATAAATTATACGCTTCTCTAAATAAATATTGTGTTCCATTGCTTGAGACAATATTACTACTTAAGTTAAATAATTGTTCATTATTGTAACCAATGTAACGCGCATACAAAATATGATTGTCATACCTGCGATTATTAAATCCAATTAATTTAAATTTAAATAATTCTTCAACATCTCTCGGTGCTGGATTTATCATAATAACCGGTTTATGATTATCACCCATGAATTTATACACAATTATAAATAAATTTGGAAAGACCTCAACATCATAAAATACATAATTCTCATTATCATAATTACTTGATGGGGTGCTTTCGGCCGCAGATACAAATTTCATTTGGGATACTAAACCAACACAATATTCAGATTGATTTGTCGAGTTCATAGCAAATGTGAGAATTCTTCCTCGCATATCATGAACATCATATATCAAACCAGAATCATATGTATCGTCCAATATCTTTTTAATAAAATCAATACTTGGTTTGGTTGCTGGGTGAATTTCTTTATTTAGATTTCTTATGATTAGATCACGCAGGGCTTTTTCTGTTTTAATTGCCTGCTGATTCATCATCTTATTTACTCCTTTCTTTAAAGGCAAACCTGACGAAATATGAGCAATTGGTATCTCATTGCATAAACTTAATTGACGCCTCAAACTACTATTACCAACGAATACCTTAATCTCAATTCCTTCTTCATAAAGTCTGCTAAGTTGTTCAACATCACCATCATAAATATAATGAAGATGAACACCAGAACCACTCTTACTAAATTCAGCATAAGTTTCGGGCCATTTACTAGCAGCTAATAAATTAAGATTCCGATCTTTTTCACCAATATCATTACGAAGATCAAAATCTATTACAATATGATGCTTTTCGGGTTGTACATAATGTAATTTAGATGTATCCAAATCAGAAAGCTTTGTATTAACATTATCCCATTTCAAATATGGTATACCATACTGATTAGCATATTGAGCAGGTCTATCAGCAAAATATGTATCAATAATAGAGACATTCTTATCTAAAACAAGTGTAGATAATTCTTCTGGTTCTGGTATTAATGTGGCTCGACTATTATCGATTGAATCTGAATTAAAATTCCAATATACAGATCTCACAGCTTTACCATCTATTCTTTTTTGTTCAGCGTATTCCTTAAAATAAGCTTTAAGTTCTTCACGAAAACTGTGTCTTGGTAAAATATATCCAACACCATTTTCTTGACAAAATTCCTTGTACATAGTATACGCTTGTTTCAATTGTAGAAAGTCTACATCATTTAGAAAGTAAAAATAATTTTCTTCAACAAAGTTAAATATAACATTTGTCTCAAACATCATCTCTTTTGGACGATAAGAATCATAATATTTTTTTCCCATTTCTGTATAAATATCAATACACTTTTGAGCTATGGCACCCAATTCAAAATCTATTTGATCCATAACACTATCATATTCTTTTGGAGAAAGTCGACGACCACTTGGACGTACATCAATAAGTCGTCTTGTAATCCCGGATTTACTATCGGTAATTTTAACTGGTTGATTTGTTCCCATAAATAAAAAGCAATTAATCGGCATCGCATACTGGGATTTATGTTTTTCATTAATTATTACCTCTTCATGGGAGATAATAGAATTTAATGTACTATTATCACTAATCTTACTTAAATCACCATCATGCTGGATTGCAACTAGTGGATTATTCTTAAAAACCTCAGTTCCAAAAATGTTATTATTACCAACAAGTGCTTTGGCATTAAAGGTAATGTAATATCCTTGAACAAGTTTTTGTAAAATGTTTAAAAAGGTTGATTTACCACTACCAGCCTCTCCATAGAGAACACAAAACTTTTGAATCTTTTTACTATCACCAGTTAAAACCGCCCCAATAGACCATTCTAATTTTTGTCGTTCCTCATCATCATATAGAACGGACATTAAACGATCGTAACTTTTTGTAGATCCAGCCTCGAGAGAATATGGTAAATGATGAGTGGAATAGCTAGATTTTGTAACGCGGTCATTTGCAAATAAAATCTTATCATCAATTGGATGATAATTATCAGGCATACTTTTTATGAATTTAATCCACTGGTTCCATACACCGCTAGAGTAACTAGCCAATGTTCGGATATTTACATTCTTTTCTTCTGGGTGATGCTTCTCCTTATACTCAAATAATTCTTTATCAACTAAACGAACTACTTCCATTTCATCCGTTAACCACTTACTCTGATCAGAATCCCAAATACCATAAAATGAATGACCTCGGACCATTAGGTCTCGACTCTTACAAACCTTGAAATCTGGATAAATTTCAACCAAACCTGCTGGACGTGCTTTACTATTATTAATAGCTACTTTTTCAACAATTTCTAAAAAATCCATGTTCTTGTGAAGGCCTCCTTTCTTGAAGAGATGGTACTGTCACAATGTTGCATCTGTTTTTGCCTTTATTTATATAATTTTTTTAAAAAAAATTTATAGCGTAAACTGAAATTAGCCGTGATTTTGTGACATTTCATACAAAATATAGCATTTTTCTTCAATTTACGGGTGGTTTTACCATCTTTTTAGTCAAGACGCTGTCACGGTTTTGTAGCATTTTTGCTTCTGTCACACTTTTAAAATGCTACATTTCAAAAAACGTGACAAAAAACGTGACTAATCTTCATAGTTTTTTGACAAATATAACATCATTTGATACCAAATCTCAACCTGATTTTGAGGCTGATGTATATTTCTTCTCCAGCCATGGATTGGAAATATCCCTCCAAGGCCATTAGCAGAATATTTACGATCTAACCAATTCGTTAGTATCATATCGAGTTCATAGTTTTGCGCGTCCGTTAAAGCTGTAAAGTTATCGAACTTTAGTACACCTAAATTTCTTAACATTTCCCAAAATAAATCTACATAGGTCTCACTAAATCTTCCAGCATCTAACTGGTATTCCATTTTTCGACTCAGTGCTATTAACATTTCCAATATTCTACATGGTCCGAATTTATAGTCTGGTAAATCACTTGATTCATCTCGTAAGAATATACCATCTTTGGCTCGGTTTTGATCATTTGGTAATATACTGTAGTATTCTTTTTTCCATAGACGCTCTAAAAGAACTTCGAACTCGCTGCTATCTTCAATTCTAACCATCTCTTTAAGATGATTTAAATATCTTGTTTCTTCTTTGTTCATAGCGTGTTACAGTCCTCCTTTCTTTAGAGAAACGAAAGGGGCTTTGTAGGCCCCTTTCAAATATAATTGGTTGCGACTATTCATCCTCTTCATCAGCAAGCGGAATTTGATTATAAGCAACTTTATTGCTTTTCTTGCGTGTATAAGCTGCTTTCTTTTTTTCGCCTTTGCGCTTCAATTCCGCATCTGCTTGAATGAATTCGTCGCTCATTGTATCCATTGCTTCTTTTTGGCGAGCGATCTGTCGAAACCGTCTTTCCGTATCAGTTTCCATCTTAATGGCAACCTCCTCATTATATGATTTACTTAATGAATGAATTTCATAATCGATTTCGAGTTGATCGTTTCTTACAAATGTCATTGTTTTCTTCTTTAGATCTTTAAGCCACTGCTCGCCAAGTTGATCTTCCGGATGAACATATACGCGATCATTTACATCACAAACAACATCATCAAAGCGATAGTAATATAAATCAATCTTATCGTAATTGTTGTCAAAGATGAAATCCTCATATCCGATTAAAAATGGTTCCGGCTGCTTCTCGGGAAGTTCTTCTACTTGCTCTACTTCTTCTATCTCTTCTTCCGGTTCTTCTTCCTCATCATCTTCAAGAATATCTTTTGCGGTTGCTCGCCGAGCCACTTCGCTTGGACTTGGTTTTACATATTCTCGTGCGAGTTTTCGATATGCCATTTTTTCATCGACTTCGGCCACTGCTTCTTCGGATTCATACTTCTTTTGGTAATAGGATTTAACGTCTTCAATTTCATCATGAGCAATTTCTTGCCAGTGTGCCTCGGCAATTTTACTTGCGATTAAATATCCAAGTCCGCCCCCAAGCGTGAATGCAATTGCAATTGGTAATAAAACTTTTTGTTCCATTTTTATTCTCCTTTAGAATATAGCCCGGTTAATTGTTTCAACATAGGGATCAATTTTTATTTGTAAATCATTGGTTGGTGCCTTACGATAGGCTTTGAAGATTTCCATTAAACTTGGAAAATATTCGGTTTTTCCATGGCCTGCCACGCGCCACATTCTGCGATCCACCAAGGTTCCACGATCAAGTTTGTAGCCCAATATACCCAAAAGTTTTACTAATAATGTTTTGGGTATGCGATGTTGGTGTCTTTTCATGCTTTCTTCTCCTCTATAAAATAGATCATACTACGAACAATATCTAAAAGAATTTTAACAACGTCTTTAATAGATATCCCTCTTTCAATCGGAACATTCAATGATCGTTCTTTATCAAAATAAAATGTTAAAGAATAACCCGAATCATTAATTTCATAAAGTGTGATTTTCTTTAAAATCATGAAATCTCTCCTTTTTATACATAGTCATATTGTTCTCGATATTCCCAATATATTTCAACTAATTCTACGTTATTGTTGTGAACACTTACATATTCATCTTTTAAATGATCTTGAATATGGGCTAAGATGGTTTCTCGTTGCAATGCTGTAAATCCAAAATCTTTAAGATCAAAATGCTCTACACCATCTTCATCAAGCCATAGATTCACATCTCGTCTAAAATATACGGCAATACCACTATCGGGTGGATACAACGAATCAAACAACTTTGTTAACATAGCCCATATCTCCGCTTGGGACATTAATACCTTCTTCCCTTAATTTCAGGAAATAAGTTTTCTATAAAGTCTTTAAAGCCATTTGGTTTAATAACTTCGCCATTAACTTTTTTATTAACTATTCTTCCAAAAGCTTTCCATTTGTCGGCTTGCTCTCGCAATGCAGCAAGTAGGCAAGAAGTACTTTCTGAATGCCGCATCTTGCAAATATCAACGGCTTCCTGCATCATATTAATAACAACCTGTTTTAAAGCGGCATTAACTTCATCATCGGTTGTTCTGCTGGAAGCTAAAAATGATTCTGCATACTCTTTAGCTTTCATCTCTTTTTCTCCCAATTAAACTTAATTCCCGTAAGTATTCAAGACCTTCCCGCTCAGTTTCAAATATAACATCAGCCGCTTCGATGACAAATGCATGTCGATGAATATTATCTGCTTGCATAACTACAATAGTGTGTTTACCAAGGTGATGAGCCCAAGCTAATTCCATCATAGAACCTATTGAAACGATTTCCTTTGACATAGTAAGATTACAATACAGAATATCGCTTTGTTGGACCATCCATCTGTCTCGCTCTATGATTGCGTGGTTTGTAATGCGTGGATTTGAATCATAACCTTCGGCTTTAAATTCTACCTCGTTTCGAAACAATTTATCTTTTCCGATAAGAGGTGAATATACTATGTATCCAAGACCTTGCAATAGATACGCTGTTTGCTTAAAATACGTGAAAACTCCGTGTGTTGATTGCCCACTAATTGCACCAGCAATATAAATTTTCATTCGTCTTTCTCCCTAACTTTTTCCTGGTGGTTCATATCGACCAAAGCGTTTATCTTCAGCAATTTCTTCTGCGGTTTTTTCTTTAGCAATTGGTAATGATGAATTTTTCCCACTCCCCCATGGATATCGTCCAGACGTTGGTTTTTCTTCTATTTCTGGTTGGGATGCTAATTCTTGTTGTTCATTATACAGACAAATAGCAATAAGAGAATATACTGACAAGTCCATCAACGTATCAATTATTGATTCGCCTACCTGATCGTTTGTTTCATCCTTGGCGAGATTTGTAATCCGGATAAATTTATCACTCATACGTACTAAGCATCCTTTAAATGCTGAAACCCCTATGGCTTCAGACATTCGAAAATTTGCCCATGGATCTGACGATCCTTTTCCGGCATACCCATCATTTTTTCTTCGATGAAGATCACGAATATCGTCTAAGAGTTTAATAAATTCTTTACTTTCTGGCATTTTACTTCTCCTTTTAAATATGATTAGTCGCGGCAACTCCGCGAATCTTTTGGTGGTCATTTTCTATAGTAAGCAGCATAAAGCATCTTCATAGCCAATACAATTTCATCATAAGCTTCTGTATCTTTACCATAGTACTTATAAATATAGTTTTCACTTCGACTTAATGTTAAATCAAATCGCAGTCGATCGCCGACATTTGGAACATCTAGATTATAATCCAGTTCTATAAGGTCAAGGGCTTTTTGAAACTCGGGATCATCAAACGGAACCGTTCCTTCTAAAATATGTTTGCGCGCAGTAACAGGACCGATTCCTTGAACTCCGCTAATGTCGTCCGACTTGTCGCCAACCATTGCTTTGTATAACGGATATTCCTTTGGTGCAAATCCGAATTCAACCTCAAAAAGTTTGGGGGTATAAAATACTCCAGGATTTTTGTAGACATAGCATCGTTTATACTTTAATAATTGATAAATGTCTTTATCGTTTGAGAATATAACGGTGGTTGTAGTTGTTGGTGAGGGTTCCATTCGCGGATCATCTAATTTACATACTGCGTTTGCAATACTGGCAATAACATCATCTGCTTCTGCACCATCCCGACTAACTATTCGGCTATCCATATCGTCTAGAATAAGAGCTAAAATCTTTCGAAAGTTCCTAAATATTTCGTGAGTTACAGGAATTCGCGTACTTTTATAGGTTTGATCGCGTTTGGTTCTTTCAAGTTTTTTTCGACTCTCTCCGGCAAATATAATTTCAACTGGAACCCCAGTGGGATTCGCTCGCTGAATACATAACCGGAGAGAATCTAGAAAACGCAAAACCGGGAGCCATGGACGACCTTCAGATCCATTTAAACTACTAAAATATGATCTGTATAAAATGTTACTATAATCCACTAATAGGAGAACCCTCTTCAACTCTTCGCCTTCTTCTAATGCTGGTAGGATTGGTGAGGGTTTCATATGTTCTCCTTTTACATAAGATCCAGAATTTCGCCATCAACATTAAAGTCTAAAAGAATTGCATTATCAACCTTAGATGACAAATACCCACCACGACTTGCAATCAGATCGTCAAGTTCAGGACCGAAGGAAATATAATTATCACCAGCGCCATCCCAGACCCAACCAACCAACTGACCAGCCTTTGTTCGAGGAAAACCTAATTCATCATAGATATCGTTTAAAAATAGATGACCACGTGCTTTTAAATGTTCGTTTGCCCACCGATTCTTAATAATTAAATTTGAAAGATTATAATCAAATTGAGGACACCATTGGCTACTACCAGTATAGGTTCCGGTTTCAGTATCGTATTCTTGCTCAGCAAACATTCGAGCATACATACTTGCCGGTTTTCCATTTCTTAGACGTTGAACTTGAATTGTCTTTTTATGAACTTTTCCATCTTCATCAACAACATCGACTTTAGCTTTTTCATATACAGTGTCATAAGCAAAATGGAATTCCTGTTCTTCACCGAGTTCATCAGCAACGCGTTTCCTATATGCACCAAAGGCTTCCTGAGCCATTTTATAAGCACCGGCAAGAGCTACATTTCGTTTCGTTAAAATATGTTGTCCTCCAAGTAAACATCCAATGGACGCTGTTCCTAATAAAGCTACAGGCCAATATGCTTTTCCCAGAGACTTCGCTGTATGAAAATATGTTTGAATTGTATCTTTTCGTGCATCGGCTTCCGTATAATCTGGAGCATGTTCGGTTTTTGCTCGTTCTACGGCACTTAACATTTGATTATGACTTTCAATAATACCGGGCGCATGTTTATATGTTTTTGTTGCTACTAATATAACCGTTGCAATAACACCTCCAGTACCAACCACCGCCAATATAGTCGGGGCATGTTTTCCCAGTTTTAACAAAGCTCTACTACCATGCTTTGTTACTTTGACTCCTAAATTACTAACTAATTCGTTCATGATTCTCCTTCCGGTTAAATATAACTCTTTACAAAGGTATGAAAAAACATAAGAGATGGGCGATCTTCCTAGTTAGTCATTTAAATATGACAATACCTGGTTGATATCTTTCTTCCCAATGGAACCCATCTCTCTCATAATACCCTTTGTAATTCTTGCGAAATTTTACTCGCTTTCTTTTTTGTCTTCTTTCTTTTTTGGTTTTTCTTCTCGTTCAGGTTGAACACCCCATCTGAGATTTCGCTTACCCATTTTATCCAATTCCTCCCCCAATTCTGGATTTATTTTTTTTAACTTATTCTTAATATATACTTGGTTTGGCATTTACCCTCCGTTTATTGTTCCAAAGAATTTGAAATAGACTCTACAGTCTTAATGATTAAATAACACATTGAATCAACCCGATCTAATAGTATTTTAGCAAAGTTTTTTCGTAAGTGGGCCTCATCTGGAGCAAAAAGTTGTTCAAAGGTTTCCGTTTCTAAAAGAGGAATAAGTTTTGCATTCATAGCATCAACAACCTGAACAAGGCGTTTTATACTTGTGTTCAGTCTATCCGTAACAGCTAGAAGTTCCCGTTTTCTAGCAATTGATTCCTCATAAGCAGCATGATCAACGGCTTCGGTAATCTTATCTTTCGTTGGATCATTATTACTTTCTGTCATTTGGACCTCTATTAAAGTTGTAACGCATCGGAAATAGATTCCAGAAAAATAATAAGTGCACGAAGTGTTCCTGTGCGATTATTTAAACCTTGAGCAAACGTTGAATTATACTCTTTACGTAGTGCGCCTTCATCCTGAGCCAAAACTTTTTCATAAACTTCAATATCCATTAACGGCGTAAGTTTTACATTCATTTCACCAACAATACTGTCAAGGCGTCTTAGGGCTGAATCCAGGTCATTAAGCGCTTCTGGAATTTCCCGGTTACTCGATTGTATCTCTTCTGGGAAAGGGGCCAAATCTTTCAAATTTGAGCTATGAATATTCGATCTAGGAATATTCGATCGTAGGATACTACGTGATGGCGGCCTATCTTCATTAATAGTTTCTGGTGACATTTTTATTCTCCTTTTGTTTTCATTAATTTTATATGGTGTTTAACGCAAGCTGGACACGCATATACAAATGGTAAAATTTGTGTTTTGCTTTCTCGATACTCAGATATCCATCTCCATCCAGGGAGCGGATTAAGTCCAAATGGCCCACCGCGTCTCGCAACTCCTTCTTCAGCAGTTTTTAAAATGGTTGTATGACAGCGATCACAAATATGAGCATGTGTAATAAGTATCATCTAGATTCTCCTTTAAAAATATTTATTAAGAAGGCTTTTAGTTTAAATACACAACCGAATGCAGAAATATTAGATCTCTTGTTTTTCTTTAAAGTCGAATTAAGAAACCTTTGCCAACTTTTTAATAGAGCGTCGTCAAGAGTTTGGTTTCCTTTTACCGCAGTTAATTTAATAGATTCCAATTTGTCAAATTGTAAATCATTAAATTCTTTTGCGGTTAAAATTTTAACGGACCCAAACCTTTCTAAAATTTTAACTGCGTCTTCTAATTCTACATGCTTTAATGCTTCAGAAGAATATAAGTAAATTTGTGGATTAAAATCCTTTAACACATTCATGTTGTTTATCCCGATAACGTCCTGTTACGATTTGTTTAAACAAACCAATTGACATGAACAAACATAAATTCCCATTACCTTCCTTGAGATCTCGTATTGAGTTTTCCATATCATAATCCCAGGTTTTCCATGGAGTGTGCTTAAATACGAAAGTTGCAACATGTTCTCGAGGTTTCTCACCTTTAAAATAAACTCGATCTGCCATAATAGTAAATGATCGATTTTCAACACCCAAATATTTCAAATCCATGTATTCTGCGCAGTCCATAAACACTGGATCAATTAAACCAACCGACTGGACAGTAATGCTTGGGGTTAACTTACAAATAAATTCCATTCTTGATTCGGTTGTTACATATGGTGCATGATTTTTAAGAATTGGAACTGTGTCACATTCTTCCCATCCTAGTAATGACATTATATATTGATCATTTGTCAATGAAAGAGTCCATCTATTCAATAGTTGAGGTACTTTCGGATCTGAATTGTTAACAACTACTGTGGGGTGCTGCTTAGACTCAATCTTTTTTGCGGTTAAGTTTGCAAATTCCTCAAGAGCATTGCATAATCTTGATTTTTGGCCGTTACCATCGATTCCAAGATCCCGAAGGTTGAAAAACTCCATCAGTTCTTCCGCTATAAAGGTTAATTGTTTTTTTTCCTGATTTTTTTCTTCACTATTAAGGTATTGTGCAATTGCTTGGTCACGTAATCTATTTTCTCCGTAATATCTCTTAATGCCTACCACGACTTCCTCCTTTAAATATGATTAAATTAAAAACTCACCATCCTGAATGGCACGATGAAGCTCTTTGTTCAATTCGGATTTGAATATATCTAAAAAGACTGCAAAATCCTCTTTTGTAAGAGTCGGATCCAGAATTTCGAACTCAATTGTAAATTTTATTGGCTCATACATCATTGTAACGGGTTTACTTTTAATACTAACAATCCTAATAAAATTTGGTCCATCTCGCGTTTGAAGTTCAATATATTCGTTCATAAACCTCCTTGTGAGTGCAGTTTACGATTCAATAAATATTCTTCAATTCCTTTTTTCCGTTCAGTAAGAAGAACATGAATTTCCCCTTCAGTCATACTTGTGTCATCACTTTCGAAAGTTAGCTTATATATATGACCCTCATCGGTTCTCCAAGACACTGCATATTGATTGTTAAAATTAATTTTTGGATTCATTCTATTAGGCATAATAAACTCCTTCTTAAAATACGTATTGGGCCAACCAGATCAGAAATATCGCACCCCAGATTAAAATTATGGTAGCAATTTTGTTGCCGTCAATACTAACCTTTTTACGACCAGGATGCCAGTTTTCGTCCTTCCAAGCTAAGCGGGTTTTTTCAAAGTTACGAATTGATTGACCGTCCAGTTTTACATCAAATATAAGAAGTCCAGGATTTGCAAAAGGAGCTTCTTCGGTTGGAATCAAACATTCCGTGCAACTGTCGAGAGTAGCGTTGGTTAATAGTGTGTTATAGTCCTCGGGTCGAAATTCTGTAAGAATTTTCCAATAGAATAATCGATCTGCCTCCGCAAAGGTTTGAGCAAACAAAACACTTTGAATAACAACCGGTTTGTTATACATTTTAGAGTTAATCAAATATCGGTATTCTTTCATACAATCGGTGATTGGTCTTTTCGCCATTTCCTTTTCCTTTCAGAATATAGTATTTTAAAATAAACGTAACTGCACTGCTTGCTGTTCTTTTGATTGTGTGGATTCTTTTGGTGATTTTTTCTGTTGGTCGCGTTTAAGAAACGAATACCAAACAGCTACAATCTGATTATCAGGCATTGTGTCAACATTCCGTTTCCATGCTTTTCCAGGATACTTCGAATATAATTCATTTCGCATTTTAATTAAATCAGGCATCTTATTCCTCCAGATCTAATTCCTGATAAGTTCCTTCTATAATCCGAGGTTCTTCTATTCGATAAATCGCCTCTTTTACTAAGAATATAAAACTATCAGTGATTAATAGTACAACCGAAATAATCAAAGATAAACAAAATGCAATAAACATTGATACGAGTTCTATTGCATGGCGAATTACTTCCCGTATATTATTTAAAACGCGTACTAAACGATCTAACGATTTAAGCAAATTATTTACAAATTCTTCTTTCGGGTCATTTTGTGACATTTTAAATCTCCCTTGGTCTTGGTAAGTGAATAGAATATCCATTCCGGACTCGCTCAACATATGCATCTCGGACATTTGTCCAACCATATTTACTATCAGTGAACTTGCTCTCAATGCCAAGTAGATCATAATAATCAGCAACCGAGGCGACCTCATAGTCTTCAATAAGATCAACTAAATGACTAAGAACATCTTCAGCTTCCCCCCGACTTTCAATTGTAATTTGATCAAAATCGTGATTGGTTCTTGCACTTCTTGATAGAGATCGTCGATCATCTTCTCGAGATATTCGATTATATGGTACATATGATCTACTACGATCTCTATAAATTTTACTTGCTCCAGATGAGCTTCGACGTTCTCCAAATAATAACATTTCAATTCCACCATTAACCATATCACTTACTGTTGATTTAAAAGCTGGAATTAAGATATCATTTAAGATATAATCGACAACCGAATGTGTGTCATCACCAAAAAACATTTCAGAAGCTTTTTGTCCAAAGGTTTTTTTGGCTCTGATAACATTTCCACTAACAACTCGATCTACTTTCTTTTCGGTTTTTGGTTCAGCTACTTCTGCTTGTTCTTTTGATTTATTTGAATTACTTGGAAACTCATCATTTTCTCTTATCAGTTTTCGTTCACCCATACTAATTATCCTTTCTATTTAAGTGTTTGATACAACAATTCGTTTAAAGATTGGCATACTTAATGAAATATGTCCGTTACCTCTTTTAGTCATACTAAAAGCTTCTATTTCTATAAGCCTGCCTATTGGCGGATCTTTAGCAAATATCTTTCGTTCTTCATCCGTAAAACCAGATCCAACCCGTACCGGAACTGTACAACCATTAACGTCACAGATAAGAGCAGATATCCCTCCTACAATCTTTGTTTCGGCCCCGGCTAATTCAATATCAATAACCCGTCCAATAAATTCCTCAATTCGTTTAACTTTAATTAACTCTTTGCTCCGACCAGGAATATATGGAGCATCAAGATTCATAAGCATGAGACCTTCTTTTTTTCTTGCTGTCATTTTGTTCATTAAAGATCGAAGAGTTTTTAAATCGTTTCCAACTAGAGTTCCGTATGTAGTTACCATTTGGATCGGCCAAGTTTTTGGAACTGAACTAAATATGGTTTGTAATAACCTATCTCTGTCTTCTCCTTTTGTTAAGTCTCCGTCCGGTTTAAATATATCAAAACAAATAGCAATTAAATCTGTTTTGTTTTTTATGAATTGTTGTGAAGCTTTCGCAGCTGTAGTATTTCGTATGACATAACTTTCTTCTTCCAAAAAATAAGAACCTGAATCAACTAATTCCGTATCATAAACATAATTAGATGGAAAACGGGGATCTTCTAATCGTTTTGTAATATGAGTCAACCATAGATCTGCCTTTCCACTTCTAGTATAACATCGAACGGTTCCATCGTGAAATTTGAAGAAGAGGCGACGAACGCCATCAATTTTTTCACTAATACGCCACTTTTTATTAGTCAAAATATCTTTACTGGAATAGTCTTTCAGATTAATTCCGAGAGCTGGACTGACTTCCATCGCCTCGTCTCTCCTTCCTTTTTAAAGTTATAAAGAGAATGTGGAGTTAAGCTTCTTCTAATGTTTCAGCAATTTCAGCCAGGAGTTCCGGTTTTTGGACGACATATTGAACGGCTTTCACGGCTACAACAGCTAAAATAGCACTGCCCACACCAATGGCAATTGCTTTTCCAGGATTTTCTTTTACAACGTTTACTAACTGACCTAATTTTTCTTTCATGTTTAATCTCCTTGTTTTAATCTTCTTTTGTAATAAATATGACATATTTACCATCATCATCAGGATGTATGGTTCCGTCTGTTTCCAATCTCGTATTTTCAAGCCACATTTGAGCTTCCGCGTATGTATCAAAATATATCTTTTGTTTGGTGCTAATTAGTCGCGTAGCTCTATTGTTTTTTCTAACTGCACCTTTCATGTTATTCGCTTGGTTTAATTAATTGTCCAATCGCAACATGATCCGTCCATAACTCCCTTGCTTCTGCTAGCGCTAATTCTACAATTCTAGCAAGCTGCGCCTCTGTAACAAATTGCTTAAAATCATCTGGAATATAATCATATAGTTGTGCGATAACTGTTGCCCGCTTAAGTGGACCAGTGCCATCACCATATTCAATCTCCGCATCTGTTACAAGAACAAGCGCAATCGGAATAAGGTTTGATAATAATCGACTAAGCCATGATAACTTTTCATTTGCCGTAGCCCCATCGAGAGACCGCGCAGTTGTCATGATCCATTGACGAGTTAACATGAATAACGCAATAGTGACAACGATAATTACAAGAATATCGCTCCAGTTATTAAATACATACATTAATACATTCATTGAACTTACCTCCGTTTAAATAAATAGATTTTATTATCATTAGTAATCTTCGTAAGGGCCTTTTAAATTACGAAGTGAATATTAATTATTTCATATAACCTCCTAAATTAGAAAAACAAATAGGGCAAAGTTTCCTTTGACCTATCCGTTCAACATTTTCATGTTACTTCGACAAACTCGCCATCTATTACATCGTTCTGATTATTTTGCATCTCTTTAAATAATTCTTTCGTAATAACAACAGATTCAACAAACGACTCGACTACTAACTCGACTTGATCACCAACTACATTACCGACTGCTACGGCAATTGCATAGCTACCAATAACTACTAGGGCGTTTTCTGACTTCCCTAAAGTTTCTGGTATAACTTTTTCAATCGCATAGCGGATAATTTTCTTGGCTCCAAATCCAGCAACTAATCCAGTTGTAAGTTTAACTGCATTATATACGGCTTTCCTTTTTAATTCCGATTTCATTTCTAATCTCCTTTTTTAATATGGTTTAAGTTTCATTATAGCCGTTGTAATTATTGCGAGATAGCAGCTTTTTGAACTAACATAGATGCAACCCCATCAACAATTTGGGATCCAACAGTTATCCCAATTGAAACCGCAATAAGTTCGGAAAGAGAAGCCTTCTTAAGGGCATTCGATACACCTTTGTACACCAAATAACCAGCAAGACAACCAGCACCAATACTAATAGCAACCTTTACATTTTCGTTCATTTTTCTCCTTTTAATATAAGTGGATCACAGAAACAAAAAGGAAAAGGGTCTGTGTTAGACCCTTCCTCTCATTACGAATCCGAGAGCTTTCGTTGAAATTACATCTAATTTCTCAAAGTTTAATAT